AGCATGGCTGACGATACAAAAATTTATTATTTTTTATTGTCCTCTTGACGGGGAGCATACCAAAGAGCATAATACTCCTAAAAGAGGTGTTAAACTTAAAAATTATCCTACATAAGTCTTACCGCTATACCGCGCAGCAATCCATCCTGATGGAATCTGCATCCAAATATCGTTGCCGATCATCTTAGTTGCCATGCAGGTTACTCTTGTTCCTTTCTTAAGGTTGCCATTACCGTAGGCGTTCTTTCTTGCATTGGCGGAGAGTTCTTTATATGTTTTTGTTCTGTAGTTTGTTCCGGCTCCGGTACGTACTCTAAGAGCATCTGCCTTAAGGGTGTAGGTGCTTCCGTTTTTGTATGGATTGGATGATACCGGTTTAGCTGCCGGTTTTGGTGCTGGCTTAGGAGTCGGTGTTGTAGCTGGCTTTGATGCCGGCACTGCCCCAACAGATTTATCCAGAATACCTTCTGTGATCGCTTTACAGATGGCATTCACGCCAACCTTATTGTACAGATCTGCATCATCCTTATCATCGACAAATCCTACTTCAATCAGCATTGCTGGTGATTTCGTATGCTTCAAGACGTACAGACCAGTGCTGATCTTGACACCCCGGTTCGTAAATCCGAGTGCTGCCAGTTTTGCGCATACTCTTCCAGCTGCAGCATAAGCCTTAGAGCTGGTACTGTATACGAACACTTCCACACCTTTTGTCTTTCCGTCTCCAGGATCTACCCTAGCCGCATTCTGGTGGATGGAGATATCTAAGTCTGCAGAGTGAGTATTACATTTGGCTACGATGTTCGCAAGGTTGGCTCCTACTGTTTTTCCTACATCATCTGTACAGTTGTGCACCGTGTGGCCGGATGCCTGCAGTAATGTGATTACACCAGCCGTGATTTTTCTGTCTTCTGTTACTTCGTCCAGATAGTGTCCTGCTCCCGGTACAATCCTATTGTGTCCACCATGCACATTATATACTCCCATGATTACACCTCCTGTTCTGCTAGTTTCTTGGCTGCTTCAATTTCTTCCGGTGTCGGCTCGATGCCTTCGTCGAATTCATAACCTTCGTTCTGATCAGTTGCTATTTCCATGCTTTTTTTATCTTCCATATTGATCTCCTTCCTGCGCAATGTCGCACACTAATATAACATGTTAGAGGGCGATTATTCGCCCTCTATATCCTCTCCTGTATCTTTATCTCTTAACTGTATTAATATGTCTTTCAGCTTGTCTGGGATTGGTACAAATACTGCTGCATTTTCCAGCAAACTCAATGCCTCGTTGCAAATATAGAACATGATCACAACTTCTCTTAATGGGATTGTGTTTCCGATTAATTCCTGGATAGAAAAAGACACAGCAATTACGATGAACATTACTATCTTTTTCAACAGTCCTTTGAATCCGGTTTCCGATGACAGCTTTTTCGTATAAATGCCTTTGATTACTCCTGTTATGTAATCTACCACTGCCAGAAACACTATCGTCTTCAAAAGTACGTCCCATCCGCCAAGCCAGTATGACAGAACGCCTCCGATCAGACCGAACATTACGCTGATCCAATTAAAAATTTTATCCATTTCCTTCATATACCTCACTCTTTCTTATTTTTTCCCATAAAAATAAGACCTTTCGGTCTCGCTCTGATTTCCATATTTATTTTCCTTTCTCCACACATTAAATGGGAAGACCAAGAATCGTCTACCAATTAATCCACAATATTATTTGCGAAATCTTTCCATTTTGTCCAATTAGACATTTTCCAGACTGGCTTCACTTCTTCCGGAAATAATACGATTTTGCATGAATTTGAATTACGGAAAAAAATAATTCCGGATCCATATTTATATTTTGCATCATTAGGAAGATCGCTCCCGGTATACCCAGCACCAGCTAAGTGAAACAGAATGTTCGTGCCTCCCGTAGCACTGTTTACTAATGTTTGTATGTCGGTCACATTTGATACCGAGATGGTCTTCGACTGCTTGCTATTTAAACTACAATTAAATCACACGCCAATCACTCCACTCTCCATTACGATATTTACTTCGTATTGCAATTTCTCGTGTATTATAACAGTAAAACATTAATACACAAGTATCATATGTATGAAAAAATAATCCCGGAGAATATCTATATTTTCGACTCAGAGGTTTGTCGGATAAATCGCTGGCGAATACAAAATAAACTTCCAAAGTAGATTTTGCCAATAATTCTTCGCACCAATTTAAGATATCCGTTTCTGTATTATCGGCTGTGAAAATTTTCCTTGGTAATGCCTTGCTATTTAATGTAAGAAGAGCACCCGTAACTGTGCCGTTTCCAATGCCGGATATATCCGCACTTCCCATCAATTTGTTTAATTTTACAAGCGCATCATTAAGTTCTTTTCCTTGTCGGGCATCAAGCACGCCTCCATCTACGGCAGTTGTGAGATTATTCACTACTTTGCAGAATGCTGCAGTGCCAAGATCTGCAAACCACTTTTTGACTTTTCCCCACAATACGGGCACTTTGTCCCCGTTTGTTACATTTTCCCGCGTTCTTGCTTCTGTGAATACCGGCTCATCAGAGACATTTTTCAGCAATGTCAGCATCTGTTCAATTATATCCGGGTTGTTATCAGCAACCGTAGCAGTTGCCTCCAACCCTTCTATAACCTCACCTTCAGCTACGGTAGTATTCCATTCGTTCACAAGATTCCCGGAGTTATCGGCTTTCTTTGCACAAAAAATAAACCTGACGGTTCCCTTGTATGCTGCTACATTTCGGCTCAGCACCCATGAGAACGTTATGTATTCGCCGCTTACTGCCATATCCTGAATCATGTAAGAGTCTTTGTTTCCATTACCATTTTGGTAATTGATATACAAATGCAGTGTTGACAAGTCTATATTATCACCCACGATTTTAGGACACTTGAACTTTTTTCTCTCGACATTTTGATCAGATTCAACTCCAAAGAATTTTTCTGACTCAGGAACGTATATTGATCTCGTATCTGCGTCAATGAGTAGTGTTCCAGATCCATCTATGCCCGCCTGCGCCAGCATTAAAGCTTCCTGTTCTGTCATTTCTGTAATACCTCCACTTCATTCGTAGTTATTTTATAATTTTTCTTCTGCCCGATTACAGATATGTATATCCGCGCATAAGTAAGAATTTCGTTTGGTATGTCGCATACATTCTTGCAGTTGATTTCGTATACCGGTGCGGATTCTTTCACGCAACCAAATTCATCCCGGAATTTTACGATTTTTGCGCATCCATCCCAATCCTCATCAAAAGAAAAGGATGCTTTCAGATATCCTTCACTTCCCTTCACCAAGCCAGCAAATGAACATGTGCTGGCTTTTTCAATTCTCTGTCCGTGTACTATAAATTCTAATCGTCTCATACAAACAACTCCTTATATAGCCATAATGATATAGTTAATACGCACCGGCAGTGAGTTTCCGGAATTATTGCGCCCGGCGAAACATGCGTACCAAATATTATTTTGATACGTACAGCCTTCCACATGAATTCCATATGCAGCTCCATCGCCATTAGATATGGTTACGGTCGCGTTCACTGAACCACCATCAGCTATTCCGAGCAATGTTGCAACTTCGGCTGCAGTGAATAATGCCACTGAATCTTTCCCATTTGCAATCTGGACTACTTTCGAGCCGGCAATCATACCAGTTGTCTTTTGAATCAGATGATTCAGAGATGCGTAAATCGGTAAGACTGTATCATTGTCACCGTTCCACGGATCCCCTGCTCCAACCCACCAGTCTCCATTCATCGGAGTCAGTGATGTTTTTGTTCCAGCGGCTCTGTCTCCATAGACCAGCTGATAATAATTAACAGCCAACTGTGCCGCATTTCCGGCTGGGTCCTTTCCCATGTAGTATGTAGATCCGGCTCCGTAACTTGACGATGATCCATTGGTATCGTTGTATGTATCGATTATGCCTTTTTCAACATCAAAATTAACGGTTCCCTTTTTGTTTTTTATGATGCCTGCTATCACTGTGCCTAAATTTGCCGCAATTGCACTTAATACCTCTACATCGAGATTTTCTACCGATAGATAATGCACTACCCATTCCGATCCAGTCCAACGCTTTATAGGCTTGCCTGATGCAGTCTGCCATAGTTGATCAATCTCCGGTTTTTCCGGCGCTGTCTCTGATATCAATATGGCATCTTTTCCCGGCGTTCCGTTTTCACCGTCTTTTACAGTTTCTACGTGATCCCCGGTTCTATCTGTGATGCTGATCGTCGTCACATTTCCGGATTTTGTGATGTCTACAGTTGGAGATATTCCATCCTCTCCCGGTTCACCTTTCTCACCATCCACACCATCCACGCCATCTTTTCCCTTTGGACCCTGAAATTTTCCCCACCGGTATTTTGTCGGATCTTCAGAATCAGCTTTTTCGAAATCTGCATACTGTCCCATGTATGTTTTCCCAACAGTATCTGTTGTCGAAAATCCAGTTTTTCCATCCGCACTGGTCGCATAAGCGAAATGCACATAACTCGTCTCGCCGTTCTCTCCATTTTTCCCTGGAATTCCATCTGCACCATCTTCGCCGTTGTCGCCCTGGAATTTTCCCCACGTATATTTCGATGGATCTGTACTGTCATCCAGTTCATAATCTGCATAGGTTCCAATATATTTGTTTGGCGTTTCCGTCATGTCACTGTATGATGTCGGGTTCGGTACCGCCGAATATTTCATATGGAAATATGTTGTTTTACCATCTTTACCCGCTGTTCCCGGAATGCCCTGCTCGCCTTTTATCTTTACCCATGTGTACTGCGTCGGATCAGAAAGGTCTGCTTCTTTCACAAGCCGGTTCGTTGCGATTCCGAGATAGTCTTTTCCGTAAGCATTGATTGAAATTCCCGTTCCATTTTCATCATCTGCAAAGGCTGTCCACGTATAAAAATTACGATTCTTTGCTATCTTCTCAAATCGTTCTGCCAGTTCAATGACTTTTTCATCAATTCCGCTTTCCTGTCTTACATAATCACCCAGCTCTGCTTCTTTCGTATCGTTCGATTCCGAGGTCTCTAATTTCAACAACCTTGCAGTAAGATATGTATTATCGTCATCATCAACAATGGATACCGTATCACCTACCTTTACCCCATCCGGAAGATATAATAACTCTACCTCATAGGTAACAGCTTCATCACAGATCTTCTTAAGACTGGACACGGCACGATTGCACAACTCTGACTTTGAAGTTGTGTCATACGAAAAGGTTTTAACAATATGGCCAACATCATTCTCTTTCTTTTCCGTCTTGATCTGATACCGACTCCACTTTTCCAACGCTTTTCTGGACATCACATAGCTTCCAAATACGTGAAAATCACCGTCATCATATTTATACCCATCAAGTGTAATTGGATTGTCTGATCCTTCCGGTGTTCCTCCGGTACAGCGATATGCTGTTGCAAGATCTGCGATAGAACTCTTGATTCGAAATCCACTAACCTCTTTACCAATGGTCAAAGTTATACCTGAATCATTCCCCCTCTTCTTGTACACATTGATGTATTTTCCAGTCACAGCCATATTCTCGACTTTGAAGCAGAATTCAATCTCAGCATTATCAAACTGCGTAGCTACGCTCAATAGCCTTTCCGTAGCTGTAGCTTCACCGTCCCAGGATAACTTTCTTGTAAGATTGCTTACTTCGTTGATCCCGATTTCGAATCCGGAATCATATGCAAATTTATTAATATAATGATCAATGCTATATGCTTTGTCTGCAGTGTATGTTCCAACCACTTCGTTCAGCAAGTCCAGTCCCGCATCTTCAGCATAGATGGATGCATCCTTTTGAATCAGATCTATCGTCGAATCAATAATCGTATAAACTTCTGCCTTACCGTCGTCTGCGCTCTGTTTTAAGATGAAATTCCCGACTGCTGCAAGCTTCTTCACATCAACTTCCTGTTCTTCGTCCTCATCCGGATTTACAAAATTGTAATCCAAACTGCATTCAAAGATTGCCACACCTTCGGATATTTCTTCTGTCTTTTTATCATTTGTAATCATTAGTCCCTTCGGCAGTCCGGTAGATGCTGATCCAAGAATGTTCATTGCCCTGTCAGCAAAATATATGATCACAAGAACACCTCCCTGTACTTCATTTTAAACGTCGGTTTCTTCGCCCAGCTGGAGCGCAGGCATTGAACCTGATTAACTCCCGGCTTCAGGCAAAATGTTTCCCAGTCGTTACCGAGAGCTCCCAGCTCCGGTTTTGGCAACCCATTCATAGTGACCGATGCTTCTTTGCAGTCAGCAACAACTCTGCTGGTTCGGGCGAATTTATTCGGCACGTCTCTCCATTTGTCTACGCGAAGTTTTTGGAACCAAAAATTATTGATTCCGTTATATGTCAGATACCTGCTGCCGGATCTAGTTCCCCATTGCTTGATTGCTATCTGTATTTTGGTGCATTTCATGTCCTCGATCTCCGGCACTGTAAAGCTTGAGTATCCACCCCAGTAGAAGAATGTAAGCTTACTTCCTTCTTTCCGGATATCGCAATGTCCCCAATCCCAATACCAGGGGTTTTGCGTGTGTAAATGGCTGGTCGTGTAGCCATACTCTCTCAGCACTTTTCCCGCTTGGTGATCCGTATCTTTTTTGTTCGGGTTATAGCATACCAGCTCATAGCGTCCTGTATTTCCTGACATATCTGTCTTATACCAGTTCACGCCGCAAATCAGCTTATTATCCTCCGTGAGAAAATTGATACACATTTCTCCGGTCTGCCCCATCAATCCTGCATAAAACAAGATATGGAAATATGCGTAGAAATTTTTACATCCACTTTTATCTCCATTGGAATCTGCCGGTAAGATAACTGTCCTGAGACCTCCATTCGCACCGCCAACCTGCGTCCCTGCTTCTTTTAAGCATAGGAATTTGTTATTAAACCAAGTTGTCGTTCCAAGTTTTCCTTTCGCTCCATAGAGCGGATGCATATAATCTGTTCCGGATGTATCATCTGGTGCATTAAAGAAATCCTGTAGCGTTGCAAGAGTTTCATTCGCTTTGTAGTTCTCTCCGTCTGTTTCCTCAATATTTCCAAACTGCAAAATATGTTTATCCTGATCAACGAATCCGACAAAACCGTTCTCTCCGTTTTCCATCACCGCTTCGAATGTTGGGTGTGCTTTATAAGTTCCCTTGTAATCAACAACAAATGTTGTTCCATCATCTGCAGTCGGTATAACCTCGTACTCTTCCACGGAATACTTAAACGGATCTGCACAATAGAACTCAATTTCTGCAGTAATCGCATTCCTGCCATGCGGCACATCACCGGCATTCACCTTTGTTCCAACATAATACTTATCCGGTTCATCCAGGAAGATCAGCTTCGCTTCTGCCACATCCAGCAGCGAATTCAATTTGTTATAAGCATTCCGGAATTCCGCATTACTCTTAGCGATCAGCTGATACCCGACAGTGATGGTTCTTGGCTTATATCGTTTTCTCCGATATCTGGATCCGTCCATAATCTCTGTAGATAGATCTGTTATTTCTGTTTCAATCATTTCACGGCCGGACACATACAGTGTCCGATATCCGGGAATTATATTTTCAAAATAGACTCCGTTAAAGTTGAGAGCTTCGGAAGGCAATATCTGCTCTTCCTGTCTCTCTGTAGTGTCCACAAATTTATACATATCCGCCCTCCTTATCTCATGCCTTTCTTCCTTAGATCTCTTTTCTGCTGCTGTTCAATTTCTTCTTTGGTGTATTTTGCCGTTGCTTTTGCTACCTGCCGGCCGTCTACTTCGACAGGGACGTAAATAGTATAGGTTTCGTTTCTGGTGTAGTCATAATCATCATTCAGGTCTTCGATGCCGATTCTTAATCCAGCTCCAATTTCCGGAACAGGAACTAAATCCGGAATGTCTACCAGTTTCCATGCTGCCTTTTTCGCATCTGTGACCCTATCAGAAATTCCATTTACCCATCCTTCACCGAAATAGCCGCCAAGCTTATCTGTTACTTTTGACGGACTATGGATCTGTGCCTTCGCCCGGATTGCCGCCTCTGCTGCAGCTGCCAACTGCGCTGCAACAGATCTTACACGTCCGACCTGACTTGCCATACCATTTGCAAGGCCTGCCCCTATATATACACCACAACTGTATGAACCGGATCCGGCTGATCGCATTGCTGACACTGTGGATGCAGACGTGGATCTTGCTGTGGATACTGCCCGGTTCATTCCATTGCGGACTCCGTTATTGAAGTTATTTCCAACAGCATTCCCGGAGCTCCTTGCTCTTCCTTCTGCGTTTGAAAATTGTCTTACCAATATATTAACTGCTGACTTTGCTCTGCTTCCCAACGCATCCAGTCCGGAATTCACCACATTTACACTGACACACATACCCGTGAGCGAGCTTTGAGCGCTTTTGGCATTGCCGGCTATTGATTTCATACTTGAATTAACAGACTTTAATGCTACCACCATTGCAAGGGTGCCAACTGCGCTGCCTGCCATAGCAGCTCCAAATGCTACCACTACAACAGCCGATGCTCCCATTCCGGCCGCAAGACCTAATGATAATGCTGTTAAGGCTGTCAGTACTCCTATCGTTGCTAAAGCTCCAGATGATACAGCAGGGAATGCAGCTCCCATCAATAGGAGTCCTGCCCCAGCTACCGTAAGACCGGCGCCAAGGGCCAGTGTTCCCGCTGCCAGAAGCAACACACCCGCTGCCGCTATCAGGACAGCTGCACCAACCACCGTAAGTCCGGCACCTACCACTACAAGTCCGGCACCAAGGACAATGCATCCCGCTCCGGCTACTGCAGCCCCAGCGCCAAATACGATCATGCCTGCTCCGAGAGTTGCGATGCAAGCCGCTCCCTGAATTCCATATTGCACAATGGTCGGAAGCACACCTGCTACTATGGCAAGCCCAACACTTGCCAGCAGTGCTCCGGTTGAAACCAGTAATATAGCTACACCAAAGGCAACGAGACCTACTGCTCCGGCTGTCAATGCTGGTCCTAGTGCTGCTGCGCCAAGGGCAAGTCCGGCAATTGCCGCAACCATACCAACCATACAGCCTATAGCAAGCGGTCCCGCATTCGCCAGATTAACAGCCGCCAGTGATAATACAGCAATCCCCGCTGCCGCTATCAGGACAGCTGCACCAAAGGCAATGAATCCGGTTGCTCCGGCCGTCATAGCCGGCGCCACATTTTTGGCAACAACCATTAAGCCTGCCACTGCAACCGTCATGCCGATTAGTACTCCTGCTGCCAGTGGTCCAGCTTGTGCGATTTGCACGGCTGAATATGCCAAAAGGGAAAATCCTGCTGCAATCAATGCTACTCCTGCTCCGATCGCTACAAATGCTTTTGCTGATTCTACGATAGTCCCTGATGATTCTTTACTTGCAGTGCCTACCGCTTTTTCACCCGCTGCTACGCCAAATAACTTACCTGCCAGTGTCGCTATTCCTTTTCCTGTCATGCTTACAATTGCGCCCGCAAAAGTTTTGACACCAGGGGCGATTGCACTGACTATTTTAAAGCCTTTAAAAGCAACATATAATTTCGGTAACAGCGTAATTGCTTTTGCCACTTCTTTATCATGATCTTTTAGAAAATCCGCAAATGTAGTCAATGCACCTGTTGCAGTTCCTATGCTTTCGGAAAAATTCTCCACACTTTTCCTTTTCCCAAAGGCTCCTGTAAGTTGTTGTACTTCATCTATGATTGCACCCGCCGCCTCTCCAAAAGCTTTTCCGACCTCTGTTGCATCTGTTTTTAGTACGTTCCAGTATGGAGATATAATCTGAATTGCCTTTGGAATTCCAACAGACAATTTTTCAAATCCAGTATCCACCTTGCTTGTCATCCCATTGATCGCATCAATCACTTTAGGTTTTGCGAATGTATCATAAAGGTTCATCATTCCGCTTACTGCAGATGCCTCTAAGTTACCCATAGCACCTTCAAATGTAGTTACGGATGTGGCTGCTTCTTTCGCCATGTCAGTCATACCAATGTTATTGATAGCCTGTCCGAGCATGTCTGCGGTAATTGCCCCCTTTTCCATTGCTCCTTTGAAGTCGTTCCCTAATGTTGGATTTAGCTTAATCAGCTCTTTTCGTAAGCCTCCAGCAAGCTGCGGACTGGCATTAATGATCTGGTTCCAATCCTGCGCATGTAACGCCCCTGCCGCCATTGCCTGTGAGAACGCAAGTCCTACCGAGGAATATTCCTTTGCACCTCCGCCAAATACAGCAACTGCATTACCGACCGCTTCCGTCAACTTATCTGCGTCTTTGATTCCATTCGCCGAAAGTGAGCCAAATGTACTCGTAACATCCTGCATGTAGAATACTGTTTTATCCGCATATGTTTTTAATGTACCTGTTGCTCCGGCTATTCTCTGTATTTCCGCTTCGGAAGACCCGGAAAACCTCATAGCTGCCTGTAACTTATGCATGGAATCCGATGTTTCTATTGTCTCTTTCGACAAATCACCGACTGAATTTGTCACCAGCGACATCGCCTTTCCACCGATTGCAGCCATCGCACCAAAGCCGAGACCACCGGTGAGAGTGGTTTTTAGATTATTTGCATACCCCTGGCATGATTTCATAATGGATGAAAAGTTTTTGTCCTGCGCTGATAATATTGCTTTTACACTATACGATTCTGCCATCCTCTCACTCCTCTCTATCCAGCAGTTTGGTTATTCCAGCAAATCTGGATGGTTTCCTTCGATTCTTCATTTTTTTCAATTCTTTATCAAAATCAAAGAACTGCCGGAATCTCTTGTAAACTGGTTTGGTCTTGCCTTTACCGGCTTTCTTTTCTGCTCTCACTGCAAAATTCAAAAATGCCTGACGATGTTCATGTAAACTCTCGTCAAGCATCCGAAGCTCTAAAGCCTCCATCATAAGTTCATATTCCGCCAATGTCAGCTGATCCACCTGTTTAAATGACGTGAAGCCAAAATACCGGAAGCAATTCCTTGCTACGGTCTTATATAGGTCTTCTTCTACAGCTCCTGAGCCTTCTTCTTCGCCATCTGTTCTTCGTACTCTTTCAAGATCTCTTTCACTGCTTTCTTGGTAGCATTTGCTTTCGATAAAAAATCTTTTGTTTTCTCCATGAGTTCATCGATGTCTACCTCTTCCGAATCAATGTAAGAATCTAACATTGCCTTTGTTACTCTTGGATTCTCTCCCTTATTTGCCAAATCTAACAGATCTACCAGCGCGTTCGGTTCCTGGTCAACCACAACACTAGCGATCAGATACCTTGCTCCTATTTCTTTTGTGGTTCCCGACATTCCCTGAACCGGAACTACAGTAAGCTTATTTGCTTCTCTTAAGAATCCCATTCCAAATTTAAACTGATATACTGTTCCGTTGATTGTAAGTTCCATCATATTTTTTTATCTCCCTTCTGTGCGATGTCGCACATCAAAAAAAAGAGGACGATTCTTCTCGCCCTCTTAAGCTCCTGTCTTCTGAGTGTCTGCAAATACATATGCTGCTACTTCCTGCTGTTCTGCAGTAACCGTTGCATAGCCATCTACACCTTTTCCTTCCAGCCCAAATGTCAACGATAACTCAACATTATCCTCTGCATTGGATGTCTTATCAATTTCTGTAAGATATCCCTGGAAGTATTTTGCCTTAAATTTATCAGTCGAGCTCGCCTGCGGCTCTGCTAAGTTTACTTCCCAAATCTCCATCTTTTCATCATCATCGAGTGCTGCTTCCAGCTTATCGATGAACTCATCTCCTTTTTTCAAAAGGCTTGATGCTGTGATTTCTCCTTCTGCTGCCCCCGGTGTACGTACTGTGCCGTCTTTTGTCACTGTTGAATCAGCGTCCTTCGACTTTGTACGTTCATTTTCTGTTGTGAACGCAAGTGCTGTTGCATCATGATCTTTCTTTGTACTCAGGATGCGGTACAGATATACGATCTTTTTGCCTGCTACTGCTTCTGCAAATAACTGCAGTCCATATAACTTTCTGTTCTTCACTATTGTCATCTCCTAACTAAATTTATATCCCACTTCCAAAATTCCCATAAGAAGCGGCTGTTTCGTTGTATTATCCGGCGTAATTCTTTGTGTCGGTCTCTGCACATTCCAGGCATAGTGTGCTGTATGTTCGATAGACCTGCAGATGTTTTTGATATCTGCTAAGATACCAGATACCGTTCCTCTCTGCCGTATATTATCATGCCAGACTTTCAACGTTAGATTAGTCTCGCCGATAATCTCATTTTTTGTAGCCTGGTCACTCTCGGAGCAATCCGCCAGGTAAACAAAAGGATACGGTGTGTCTTTCGGTGGTAAAACTGTATCATACACACCAACTCCCGTATCCTTATATTTTTCTTTCAATGCCACCAAAACAGTACTGAACAATTCCTGCTGTGGATCCATGATTATCACCTCACAAGTTTTTTCATATCGGATTTGAATTTACCTTTCTGCTCATCAAATGCCGGACGTATATGTGGCTTCCCTTTCATGAATCTTGTTCCATATTCCTGATAACCTGCATATTCCGCTGTTGATTCAACCTCTGCAGTCATGCCACCATCTGTAATTTCCAATCCGATGCTACGCTTTAATGTTCCACCCACATATCCAGGTATCCCTGTACTTTGTGGAGTTCCTACCGGTGCATTCTTCTGTGCTTTTTTCTGCAACTGTGCACCGTTTTTTTTCACAGTTGCTTTGACTTTCGATAAATCCATGTTTTTAGTCAGTTTAGCCTCCAACTTTTCAAAGCCTATCAGCTTTACTCCCATCACACCACCTCCGATACAACATATACCTGCTTCGTCCGGAGCTTCCTGCTGAAATCTACACCGTATGTTTTATTCCCTACGCGAATCCTGTCAAATGGCCGGTCATAATGATTCTGCAGGTGAATGGTGAGGCTGCCTTCCTTAATTCCGGAATAGACAAGCATCATCGTATTCGTACCGGTATCCATGACTGAGGCAGACTTCATATCTTCCGATATCGCATCTTCCCCGTAATTACCGGTAGCCGGATCATACTCTCCAGGGGTGAGTTTCTGGAAGTATATTGGTGTGTCATATCTCATAGGAATCTCACCTTACCTTTCTTTGATTCTTTCTGATCATCCAGATATGCCCGGATATCATCCATATATCCCGCAAAATCATTCTCCGACCAAGAAAGACTTTCTCCCTCAACACTGTGAGAGGAAAGCCCTTCCGAACCGATTCTGTTGAACCGTATGATTGACACATCCAGGATGATATAATTCATCTCTTCCGGAGGTTCCAATCCCCCGAGAAGAAAGCGCAGTCTTTGTTTAGTGGCCTTTAATATCAGCAGTAATTTATTTTCTAAGGCTCCGTCTATTTCTTCCGGCAGTCCCAACAAGGCTTTCAGATCTTCAATCATACACTCCTCCTATTCTGCCGGCTCTTTATTTTCGGGTTCCTTCTTTCCGGCTTCTGGTGGTTTTTCATCGACATCTGTATCGTTCACATTATCCTGATCCTCTTCTACCAGTTCGATCAGCGGAGTGTGTTGTTTGTTGTTACTGCCGGCCAGCTCCTCGATTCTTTCTTTGCTGACATCTACTCCTTCACGAGGGAAGATATCTCCCTCGTCATAAGAATAATCGTTATCATGGAGATCAATAAAATGCTTGATTACCTTATACATACTTCCTTGCCTCCTATGCTCCTGGGTTGACCGTTACAGTCACATCACCGGAACGAACAGCTTTGTAGTTCTGATCACACTCAACCAGTGTGATATGGTGAGTTGCTGTTGAAGCAATCTCTGATTCACCGTCCCACTTAGACCAGTTCTTAACATCCATGCCGTAAGTTACTGAAGTTGCAGCTGCAGCATCTTTGAACTTCCAGCAGTTTCTCATTGACATTAACTGCTCTTTCACTGTCAGCTTTGTGGTTCCTGCTTCTGATCCAGCTTCTGACGTTACGTTTAACGTTCCTAATGTCTGTGTATCAGAATCTCCTACAGAGATGTAAGCAATTGCATCCAGATACTCGCAGAACAGACGTAAGCCCATGATTGCGTAATTGTCAGAAATCATACGGCTGTATGTTCCTTCTGAGTGGAATCCGATAAATCCTGTCTCTGAATCTGTTGTGAATCCAAGTCCAGCTTTAGCAAACTCTGAATCTCCCGGATCAACATAATATGCAATCATGTTGTTGAGCGGTGTTGCAATTACAATATTCTGCGGGATCTCAGAAGTAACAAATACCACGTCCGCTCCAAGGAAATTTGTCAGATACTTGAAGCCGAATGCTGTCTGCAGTGTAATATCTGCTGCACCGAGATACTTGTACACATCCAGAGTGTTTACCCAAACAGCTACTCCGGTTGCCGTTCTCTTCATCTTCTGGAACTTAGCCACAACCTTTCCGATCGCCATTGCAACAGCCATCTGCCAAGTTGTTTCGTGTCCTGTAAGAGATCCGGCTTTTAACTGTGCGTAGAATTTATCAGTCACTACATTCTGTAGATCGGACTTGAACTCATCATCCGTATCCTGTACTGCCGCCTCATAACCTTTTTCCGAAATGGCTTCAAGAGATACGCCTTTACGATATTTTTCAATCTTGATCGTATCAAAAGGCTTTTCTTCTACTGTGTATCTGGACATCGGGATTTCTTCGCCTTCTCCAACATCTCCTGACTGCAGTTCACCTTTTACCGTTTTGGTCTTTAATACCGAATTGTTTTCCTTCCTGATCATTCTGGTAATTCCCAAAATATCTAACAGTGCCTTCAGGTTCTTACCAAATGATGTGACAAAGTCAATCTCTCTGGCTTTTACCTGGACCTGCACTTCTCCTGTCAGGTTATTCGGTGCTGCAAATACCTGCAGACCTAATCTTCTAATATCATGCATGTTTCATACTTCCTTTCTTACTGAAATAATGTGATGTTCTCAGCAATCAGCTTCTGTCTTTCTGACGGATTCTTCACTGCTAAGATCTGATCCTTTGTCATCGATGGTTTATCTCCACCATTGCCCGCTTTTGGAGATTTCCCTTTTAAAGCATCTTTCACTGCATTCTGTACCGCTTCCTTGTACATGGTTGAAAAAGCTTCTACTGCTGCCTTGGTTCCATCTGCATCTTCTGCTACAAGGTTCATAACCAGTTCATCTGGAATAGTAATGTTCTCATCTGCCAGCATCTTGCGAGCTTCTTTCGCCATGTCTGATCTGGCGTTCTGGCGCTTCATTTCTTCCAAAGCATCCTCCGCTTTCTTCGCCCGGTAGTTCGCCTTTTCTTCATTGGTCATCTGCGCGAGCTTTTCTGCTTCTGATACCTTATCATCCGTCAGTGTCTTCCATTTGGTCTGTGCATTTGTCACAGCCGTATTAACAGCCTTCTGGACACGTCGGTCGAACTCTGACTGATTGCCTTCCAACTTCAGGAAATCATCAAATGACATTGTTGTGTTGCTGTTACTTCCAGGATCTCCTCCAGTTCCAGCACCGTCTCCTTCTCCGGATCCACCGCCGTCTCCTCCAGGCTCTGTAAATAACTGCAGGTTGCTCATTGGAATTCTCCAGTGATTATTCATGTGTTTCATCTTATCTATCCTTTCCGCCCCGCCCCATTCATTTAAGCCCAGGTCGTTGCATCTTGAATGTGTAGTTTAACGACATCCCGGTCACATTAAGTTACATGATCCGGACATACTCCGGAAACTCCTCGGCAATCATACAGATGCCAATGAAAAAGGAATCCACCAGAGTTTTTGACTTCTCCGATAGATTCCCATACTTTATATCCACCCTTCCGGGAGATATCTCATATTCAATTTTATCGTCTGTCAGGTCCTTTATGGACTTGATCAGTGTCTGTGCAAGTGCTGTTACACCGGCGCACACGATATCTGATCCGAAAACAGCATAATTTGCATGCCCCGATATCTTTATTTCATCCTTGCGGACGGTTACTTCAATCAAATTGTATCTATCCTTTCCGAGAAAAATGAGTATAAAAATACCACCAATCAATATGATCAGTGGTAATTAACCCCAAGCTACAATATCTTCTTTTGGGAAAGTGTTCTTTTCACAATATTCTTCCAGACGTCTCAACGCATGTGCTGCATAGCTCATATCATATCCGTCCGCTTTTTCTTCAATATCTCTTTCCCTTGTTGTTTTTCTAAAAATAACAACACCGTATTCTTTTGAATCTTCCGGATAATATCTGTATTTTACATCCGCTTCTGTAATTTCAATCAATTCAATTCGCAGCATCTGTCCACTTCCCTTCTACAAATTATTTTTATTTTTGAACTCCTTTAAAGCTTTTTGATAATTATATTTTTTCTCTGCCAAACGGTGCGCCTCCTGATAACTCATATGTTTTTTATTCATCAACTCGTATTCCAACCGTTCATGCTTCAGCATTATCAAATCATGCTCTTGGATGTTCTTTCCTTCACGCAATCTTCTGAACGACTCCGCCATATCATAATCTGGATCAAATCTTCGCTTTCCACCGTATAGTTCATGTTCTTTTATAAATACGTGATCATATACCTTGTTAATGCTCTTTTCCGATATTCCCGTATTATTCGCAATGGTCTTGACCATATTGTTCTTTTTGCTACGTCTCACAGATTCATAATATTTAATAGCGTGTGCATCTCTTTTTACATATAATGGATCATTCTTATCTGTAAGAGCTCCTTTCACAGCTCCTGAATTTATTATATCATTTCCTTTACCTTTTGCAATAGAGCTCTGATATCTTCCGGTGGAACTGCTACGTTTTAACGTCTTTTCCAACTCTTCTTTAAATATTTTTGCAAATTTTCTTGGGTTCTTACATGTATAAGCCTCTGCAAATGCTTCTGCAAATGTTTCACGTGCATCTTTACTTCCATATGATCCCAAAACGTCTACCAGATTACTTGTTTTTGCTTTAAATATGTCTCCATCAAAATACCTAAGCAAACTACTTTGGACAATATCATAATCCTCCACTGAAAAGTTTTTATTCAAGCTATCTGCTATATAGTGGCCATACTCATGTGCAAAGAAATGTATTTTATAGTCATCCGATTTTGAATATGTTATCAGTTTCGATGTTGGTTTGGATTCAATAGATTTCTTCATAAGCTTGATTGATCTTGATTTACTATAATACGCACCTGCTGCCGTTTTTCCATTTTCTTTTAAATCATCAACGACAGATATCGAATTTAGTTGCAATTTATTTTTATTAAAATAGCTTGCGTGCTTGGCTTCAAAATCCGAAACAAAGTCCGCATATTTGTTTATGATTTCCTCTGGTAGCTCAGTCGATGAATTGTTTCTAAACTTTATGCCACATGATTCGAATTTCGCAATCGGATCTTCTTTGGCATTGGATTTATAATTCTTTTTTTCTTTATCATTAAGTTTCTTCCTTATTTTCTCAATTTTTTCAGCAATTTCTTTTGCTTTCTTTATTTCATTAGCATCAGAACCATCAAAACCTTCTTCTACACTACCAAAATCATTTACAAACTCATCATAAGAATATCCTTCTGTCAGTTTTTCAAAATCTTTTTCATATTTGCTTAATTTATCAACCAATTTTTCAGATTCCATAGAAGACTGCCAATCTTCGAAATTCAATCCGTGTTCCTGATAGCTGTTTATCCATTCCTCATAAGCCTCATTATCCATATATGCGACTGTGCTACAATGGCAGTTCGGGTGCATTGGTGGAGCATTCTCTCCAGGCATCATATCATCTACCTTAAAATGCTTCCCATCAAGTACTTTGCACACCGAACACACATCGTTATTGCCACAGGCAATATATTCATACTCATCAAAGCCATTCCGGATAAAAGACTGCTTCTGAGCCTCTGTCTGCACCCTTGCAAGCTCTGTCGTCATAAGCCTCTGTGCATTATAGGCACTGACACCGAATCTCTTCTCCAGATGCTTTGCAAGTTTCTTCGGATTCTGTCCTCTGATCAGTCCTGATGCAAGTAATCCTTCCAGCTCTGCTTTGAGCATTCCCTGATACATCCAGATACGATCCGAATATGTCGCATTCTTAAACGATGCATTCACAATTGCATGAGCGTATTTTTCATTCTTAAGAACGGACTTGCCAAGGATACCAGCTTGTCTCTGGAACTCTTTCAGTGTTCTGTCGGTCAGCTTCTTATCGAAATATTTCTGCATCTCATCAAATCCTGATACCATCTCAAGACCGATATTCGCCTTCAGGAGCTCTAACCGGTTCACCTTCATGGTCAGATTATAGATCCTCATCTCTTCATTTGCCCGATCGGAAAAATCTTTTGTTTCAACATACTTCTTTGCTTTTCGTTCGTATGCTGCAATATCCAGCTTGCTTACTCTCTTCTTTGCCTCAGCCATTGTGATGCCTTCTTTAGCAGCATATTTAGTATAGAATCCGTTGATCTCTTTATTGATCTCGTCCATCATATTGGCATAGATTTCTTCAATATCTTTCTTGTACTGCACCTCCGAGATCTGGTTTTTCATAGCGTTTTCAGCCTCTCGTTTCTTCCAATACTCACTACTCTTCATTGCCATTTACGCCTTCTCCAAGTATTTTATTGAAAACATCAACCGGTTCCTCTCCATTTCTTTCCGCATATTCTTTTATGATGGTTATCATTTCCAATATAGAGTTTTCATTTCTTCCAAGCACCGTATACTCTGCTTTTTGATTTTCTTCCTGTTGTATTCGATCAATTTCTCCCTGCACATTGTCCACTACAGACAGTACACCAAGCTGTGTTTCCTGTGATACAATTCCTTCAAGGTTACCGGCAATCTGACTCTCTTCCAGTACATTCGATGGAATATTCGGCGTGAAATGGTAATGCAGTTTTACCCAGTCATCTTCTTTCATTCCGGATACCGGATTGGAAAAGATTAGTTTATACCGCCGGTTCATTCCGGATGTAAACTTTCGTTCTTTTGTCTTGGCTAGATTGCTCATTCCCTGTAGCTTATACTTCATGGCAATGCCCGAGCTTGTACCAAAGTTCTCATCTGAGATATTAGCAACCATGCTGATCTGGAATATCAATTTCTCCAAGCGATCAATCAAGTTCTCCTGTGTGGTATCTCCGTTTGGTTTCTGCAGGAAGTCAACTATAACAGTATCGGCATCTCCTTCCAGATTAATGATTCTGTTATCGCGAATATGCTCCAAATCTTCATCTTCCAGCTTGCTTCCAAGTACTTTCATGTATGCGTCTGCAAAATAATCTACATCATTTGATTTCTCACTGATTGCTTTGTTATAAGCATCAATCATCGAGATTGCCGGTTCAAAGATACATGTGCGTTCCTTGTTCTCCACATACTCTGTAGCTGGCACTCCGTCAAATCCATGTATCTTTTCCTCTTCCTCCCAGACAAGCTTTCCCTTCTGGGTAAACCAACGTATCTTCTCCGCATCTGATACGCTTCCATGCAGTACATCATTCGAATCTATGTACAGTCTAACGAAATACCGTTCCCTGCACAGCACCGAATCATCGTAGATCATAAAAGCATCGAACGGTGTCAGATATGTAATCCCTATATTCCCCAGTTCATCCACGTAATACATCTCGTATCCTTTGCCGTAAATGCAACAGATCTTCGACAGCTCCGCATTATTATCATCCTGATCATTGTACTGATCCAGGAGCTCCACATATTTTTTGATGTTGCCTGCAGCATCACCATCCACAGATATCTTAATTGGATTCCCGATAAAATATCCGTTAAATGTATCCACCATATATTTTGCAAAGTTCACAGCAATACGATTGTCTGGTTTATAATCCGGCTTCGGCTTCTGGTGAAAAATCTGGTAGTCTGTTTCATACGCATCTTTCAGATGTTTGAACCGAAAGGCGCACTCTGCATTATGTTTTGCTATGAATTCATTCAGTTTGTTATCTGTCAGCTCTTCCTCTGACGGTAATCGAAATAACACTTTATAGTCCTCCTTTCAGGTTTCTATTTAAACGAGGTTTATCCCCAAAGATTGTATAGACGAAGTATCTTACTGCGTCCATTGCATGGTCATATTGTTTTATCGGCTTATCTTCCCCTCGTTCAGCGGCTTTTGCATCCCAAATGTAAGATGCAAACTCTTTGATCGTGTTTTGACAAACATTGGAAAAGATAATTTTAATCAAATTCAACTTTGTGGACACCAGTCTGATACCATCTTCTACATCGTTCTTTGCTTTTATTACTCTAAATCCTCTTTTTCTCAACTCAGCAATAAATGAAGCTGCTGCCGGATCGACGATAACGGCTTTAATCTCCGTTCCATCCAGCCAGCTTTCTAAATCTTTTGCATATTCTGCATCTGTCTTTTGCCTTCCTTTGTCTCGTCCAGAGTAATAGTATTCTCTAGTACAGTACCAGACGCCATCTGTTCCTTTGTTCCACAGCAGGAAAACTGTGGCATTCTGTGTTCCATAATCGCTACTAACGTATCTATTGCTATTTATCAGCTTTGTTTGGAATTCATTCGGATCTTCCACATGTTTTTCGTTGTCGAACATGTCATAGATAACACCTTCTGCCATCGCCCACAAGCCGAGAATGTAACGTTTGTAGAATACCCCTCTGTATGTATTCCGGTATCTTTCTTTGATCTCATCACTGAGGCTCAGGTTATCATCCATTACGAAATGTACGTATAGGATATTCTTGACCGGTTCACCTTTCGCCCTTAACTCTGCTGCCCGTTCTTTTCCAATGTATCCAACGGCTCGGTCTATCCAATTGACCTTAAACCAGTGGTAAGGTCCGGAAGGGTTGCAGTTAAACCAGAACTTCGATCCATCTACCGAACATCGGCCGGTAGCCTGATTCACGAAACTTTCCGGCATAAGCGCCACTTCATCAAAGAAGACTCCTGCCAGTGTGATTCCCTGTATCAGGTCCTGGGAGCTTTCGTCCCTTCCACCGAATATGTAGAAGTTATTAGTCGTTTTTCCTCTTGTGATCACTAACAAGTTGTCGGCTCTGTGGTCTACCACACCATAGCCTCTTGCCTTTAGCATGAGTTTTAGCCAAAACAGTACGTTCCTTCGAAATGATCCGATGGTTTTCCCGCACATGGCGAAATTCTGTCCGTTGAACGTTTCCATCGCCCACATCACGTAGGATAACGACATGCACACTGTCTTTCCCGATCGGATAGCTCCATCTGCTATAATCCCATCGTAATCTTTTACGGGCGACGTCGCACACCACCATGTTAGTACCTGTTTCTGCTTTTTTGAGAACGGTTTGAACTTGAATATCTGATTATATACTGTCTGCAGACGGCTTTTCTTCATAGCCTGGAGCTTTTTCTTCAGATTTGTGATCTTTTCATACATCCTGATCACCCCAAACTTCTGAAGCTGTAGCGTTCATGGCATCCATGAATCCGTCGTCCGCTGTTTCATGCGATTCTCCATCCTGTTTCATGATCTGGAGTTCTAACTGCATCGTAGCAAGTTCTAACTTGGCATCATCGTAGCCAAACTTATGGATAGCTTCGATTGCCTTCTGTTTCTTGGCTTGTACCCTCGTGAGTGCATCTTCTATCTGCTGGATCTGGCCAAGTATTCCGGCATATTCTTTTAGTTCTGTACAGTCTCCTTTTTCCAGTCCATCGGTGTATTTTACTACCGTCATTCCCGGCGGCGGCTTCTCATCCTCATTCTGCTGTACTGGTTCTTCTGTGTTTTTCAGTGTTTCTATTCTGTGTAGCATTCGATATTCACGTACTGTAAGTAGCTGTATCTCCTGCAACAACAACTGTTCTTTATCCAATCCAATCATGGAAGTTAGCTGCTGTTCTTCCTGATTCAGAGTATTAAAAAAGAGAGTTTCAAACTCCCCTGTTCTAACTGCATTCTTATTTCCTGGTGGTCCAGTTGCGTTCTTATTACCCGGCTGACCGCCTTTTTTTCTTTCCGAACGTTCGCTTTTCTTATCCGAACGTTCACTATCCCATTTATGAGTACACTTCCATCGCCGAACCGTTCCTTCTGGCAGATTTAGTTGACTTGCAATCTCAACTAATTTCACGCCTTTCAAGTACATGTCCTTCGCCTTTTCGATTCGCGGATCTGGTGCTCTTGCCACGTACCTTCACCTCTCATTCGTCGTTTTTGTTTTTGCATTATAAAAGCACCCCGGAGGGTGCCCTAATTATTCATTACTGCTATCTTTTGTTTTATATAAAATGGTCTTTTTAAATTTCCTTTCCAATTTCCTTTTTTCTTTTTCCCATTTTCTTCCAGTCTTTGCCTCCAAGCAAAATGGTGCATCATTTATTTCTTCCGTGAGTATTTCATCCAATTTTCTCTGCCATTTTTGAATATCTGGTGCAAGTAACATTCCTAGAATATACAATTCATCTTCCTTGTACTCTACGTTTTCTAATATTTCATCTATTAAAAAAATGTATTTTTCCGCATATAGCAAATATGCTGATACTTTACAACTTAGATAATCATCCAGTTCTACTCTTGCTTTATTTATTTCATTTGCAAATAATTGGAGACTTTCTAAGTTTTCCATTATAGACATATACACAATGTTGCTTTCATGTTTGCCTTTCTCACGAAAGAGTTCTGGATGTGTTACATTCACAAATTCAATAACATTTGCCATTTGCTCTATTCTCTTCACTTCTTTTGCCGCTTCAATCCTCTTTTGTGCTAATTCTGTATTTAACTCTATCTTCTTCTGTCTTTTTAGCCCTAAATTAGGAAAAAGAATTTTCACCACTGCTACAATTCCTCCACTGCCAATAACTACTGCCGCAATCTCTGCTATATCTTTTATTTTCATACTTTCCTCCGTATACCTAAACCTGTTTCCATAATATCCCATTTCTCGACATTACGCAACGAAAAAGACACCCAGCATTACCAGGTGTCTATTCATAAATTGGTTCAGTTAGGGGGGAACGTAATCAAATGACTTTCATGTGTCTTTTAATTGTTTCCAGTATATACTCTATCACTTTTTATCGGGACATTGTGGGACATTTTCAAAATATCTTTGAATTTTTTTCTTAATATTCTCATCCGTATACTTGATCCGGCGCTTTGGAAACCTTTGATTCATCTGATCAGCAACTTTCGGATATGATAAATCATCCAGAAAATACAGCCGGAAGATAATCCGCAGCTCACTCTTTTCTATCGTCTCTATGTATTCATCCACCTGTATCGTCAGCTCCAGGAGTTCCTCTTCCAGCTCCTCCAGTCTGCGGATCCGTTTATTCAGCAATAATTCTTTCCGAGAAATAGCCGTGACCGGTCTGCCGGTGATCTTAACCGTTCCCAGTGGTTTCTTTCCCTTCTTCCCGCATGATACTGAATCCATAACAACTTGTCCATTCAATCTGGATAATTCTTTTTTATTCTGTTCAATTCTTCGCCGCAGATCTTTTATCTCTTCTTTCATATCCGCATACTCAATCAGAACGTTCTTGTCCACCGGCATCTACTCCCTTCGTTATGTCTACTCCCATCTTCTTCAGGTAATCCTCTACTGTATAACTCTGATACGGCTTCCTGTGGAATCTCTCACTTGCCTTCGCATTGCAACTGTTCTCCAGCTTGCCATATCGTCTTTGATCATCTATTCTTACCCGTCTTCCTTCTCTTCCTCTGCTCAATCATTTCTCAACTCCTTCGTCGTTTTGTTTTCTCGCATCAAATGCTGTCACATCAACATTAATTTTCACCATATTACGAACTTCCGAACTGATCGCATTTTTCAATGCTGACCTTCCTTCGTATGATGTCAGTTCGTATCGGACGACATCGTTCACATTAATATGCTCTACCGCATATTTTACCTGCTTCTTGATTTCTTCTCTCAAAATCTGCTGAGTCATCTCTCGTAATGTATTTCTGTTTAATCCAGCTTCTGACAGCATCTGTCTTACTTCTTGTCTTACTGCAATTTCTTCTACTCGCATCTTTTCTTCTCCTTCACCTCAAATTTCATATCAATCATAAGGCTGACGTTTTCCCTTACCTCAACTTCCAATGTGCATCTGTTTGTATTTCCTTCTACACAACAATCAACAATGTCTGCAATGGTTTTTCGGAATCCTTCGCTTACTTCTACATGCATTTACTGCTCCTCCCTGTATGGTTCCGGCAATGGCATCCATGCATTGACAAATATTCCATAGCTTGAATATGATTTTTCATCATCTCCCGGATAGAATGTACCGCCTTCATCATTTTCTTCATAGCGTCCGATCGCTGCCATTGTATAATTTTCGAATGACAACAGGACATATTCATCCGTATCCGGCAGTCTTTCACTTATCGGAATCCAGTCACTTTTTCTTTCTACCAATTCAAAACACTGTTCTTTCCATTCAAGTACATATTCCAGAGTATAAGAACCGTATCCGATGCAGTCATCGTTACTGCCTACCTTTCTATACTTAATGGCGTAATATGGTTTTTCTTTCGGTCCGGTCACTACAATGTCAATGTTCTCTACCTTTATCTTTTCCTGCGATTTATTTTCTATCGGCGCATATGTCTTATCCATATTATTCTCCTTCCTCGTACGGAGTCGGTAATGGCATCCAGGCGATTACTTTCCCATTCGGTTCACCCGAATCTCCATGCCATCTTCCTAATTCATTCAAATATAAGATTTCAATACGAATTTCGCCTGAATAATATACTCCCCATTGAGTAAGAACTGGTACATTTAACTCCGGCAATCTCTCACTGTACGGAATCCATTCGCCAGGGACATTTGTGTCCTTAGCATCTTCCCTGTCCTCATACATCGCCAGTCTATCCACCAGCTCCTGTTTCTTATTCGGGGACCAGTATCCGGTTTTCATTCCGCTTTTTCTTTCATGTGTTAATCTCTCCATGATCTATTCCTCCACACCCTTTATTTTCATCCGCGCACCTTTCTCATACTTCGTGCATTCCTCTACCTTACATCCACGACTGTGGTTCATAAGTCCGGCATAATCACAGCTATTCACTGTCGGCCGGTTGCTCCGGAACTTACAAGTCTTGCACAGGTGCCGATCTGAATTGTCTACTACCGGTTCCTTTTCTTTTTTCCGGAATCTCGCTGCATGATACCCGACTGTTCCGAACGGGATACCAGTCCGATCAGCGATCTCACGATTGGTATATCCTTCCTCTACCAGTTTCCGGATCTTCTCTTTCTTATCTTCGATATTGTCCGCCGGAAGATCTATCGTTTCTTCTTCCATCCTTTCCTCCGGCTTCTCTGGGGGGGGGTAATACTTTCCTGTGTTTCATGCACTGCCCGAATGATTTCTTCTGGATCTACCTGATCATCTTCTGTCATCTCCTGCACAGCCTGTTCGAAATCCGGATTTACAACTGCCGGGACATCTACCAGAAAGTGATTCTCTGGCTGGTCAAGGATATCCGACAACGGCATTGCATTCATACCGCCGTCTTCACCTATCCAAAGTGCCGTTACTGGTTTGCCCTTTATGTAATATTCCAATGCTTCTTTTAAGTTCTTCTCTACTAACATTACTTTCTCTCCATCTATTTTTCAATCAATCCCATATACATCTCCTGATCATAAGTTCTGCCATCAAAATTATTAAAGTTATCCTTCTTCTTTGCTGTCGATGTCCTCTTTCCTTTCTTCATTCCTCGAAATTCCTTATAACCACCA